TCTGTATAGACCTGCATCTTAGTGGATGTAGTGTTAAAGTAGATTGCGCCAGTAAGAAGAGCAGCCCCATCGTTATCGAGCGTAGGTGCTGAAGCCTTCTGCCCAAGGTAGCGGTCATCAAAGGCATCGTAGCTCGCTGCTGCGTTAGTCTCTGAAGCGGCCGCATTGGTCTCTGAAGTCGACGCATTGCTCGCAGACGTCGCTGCATTACTCTCTGACGTCGCTGCCGCTGCTGCTGAGTCTGCCGCTGCTGTGGCTGAGCCTAGGATAGTGTCCACGTAGGTCTTGGTAGTGGCGTCCTGTGCCAGTGTAGGGTCACCTAGACCAGTGATCTTATTCGTACCCATAGCAATAGCGCCCGACATAGTACCGCCTGCCAGGGGGAGCTTGAGTGCGTCTGCTGTGTCTACGTAGGTCTTAGTGGCTGCGTCTTGAGCCAGTGTGGGGTCGCCTAGTCCAGTGATCTTGGACGTACCCATAGCTATCGCACCACTCATCGTGCCGCCTGCGAGAGGTAGCTTAGTAGCGATGGAGTTGGTGACGGTAGTGGAGAAGTTGGCATCGTCGCCCAGGGCTGCCGCTAGCTCGTTAAGAGTGTCTAGGGCTGCAGGAGCGGCTGCTACAACGGCTGCAACCTCTGTGTCCACATACCCCTTAGTAGCGGCATCTGTAGCCAGTACAGGAGCGCCTAGGTCGCTTAGGACAGCAGTGTTGAAGTCTACAGTGCCGTTAATAGCTAGATTGTTTAGTGTAGTTGTGCCTGTAGCGGCTGTGACATTACCTATCAGACTACCCGTAACGTCGCCTGTGACATTACCAGTGAGGTTGCCTGTTACGTTGCCTGTGACGTCACCTGTGAGGCCGCCTACGAAGCCAGTGTTGGCTGTTACTGTCGTGCCTGTAATGGCCTGTGGCGTAGTCCCGCCAATAACAATACCGTTGACTGTGCCACCAGTAAGAACTGCGTTGCTAGATGCAAAAGTACCGTTAGCGGTTAGAGTTCCGGTAACGGTAGCTGTGGCTGTAGTGATGCTAGAAGGATTAGTACCCAACTCTACAATCTGTGTAGACGCATTCTCTGTGAAGATTCGTTTGTCTGTGACGTTGACAGCGAGTTCGCCCTGAACCAAGTCACTCGTAGTTGGGACGGCTGAGGCGGTAGAGCTGTTCTTGGTTACTATCGTTGCCATGTTAAATTCCTATTAACTCCACTTAACGGCGCTACTCCAGTATCGAGCAGACAGTTTAGAAGGATTGGGGTCTTGGGCATTATGCCTCGCGTAATATGATCTTTTTCGGGCTTTCTCTTTGGCGGTGGTTGGATTCGCACCCGCTCCTTTTACGCCCTGCTGACCGAACCTTACGGTCTTAACTTCGTCACCAACTTTAGCCAATACGACATGGCTCTTGGTGGGATGGTTAGGGGTACGTTTGGGCTTATTATACCCATCTACGCCTAACTTCTGTATTCTTGGGTCTTTTTTACTCATAAGATAAGGGGGCAGGTTTCCCTACCCCCCATTCCTTCTTAGCCGTTTACAGCAAGAACGAAACCGCTGTCAGGGCGATAAGCCTTAACACCGTACAGAGTGTCAGCAGTGTACAGTGTTCCGAGGAACTCCTGCTTGTACTGAGTCTGCGAACGAACACCTACTTGCTCCGCGAGGATCATAGTGTCCTGGTGGATCAGCATTGCTGCCTTAACATCGCCACCCGCTGCGTTATCAGCAGCAGCCTCGATGACAGGGCAGTTAGAAGTAACGAATACGTCAATGCCGTAGAGGTTACCGATCTTGCCGTTCTGAACTACTTGACCGCCTACGAAATCAGAAGACACATAACGATCAATGCCCATGATTGCATTACGCAGTGAAGGAGGGATAACAAACGCACGGTTGTCCATAGGAACGTCCGCATCGTCTTGCTTCTGGATCAATGCACGGAAAGCAGCGTCAGTGAATACGTCAGCAGCCGCAACAGTGTCAGCAGCGTAAGCAGTCAGACCAGTTGATGCGTCATTGTAGTAAACAGCAGAGTTAGTCCAATCAGAACCATCGCCGTCACCCAGTGACTTACCAAGAGCAAAGAGGTCGTTATCAATCTGACGAGCAAGAGCATAACCCGCGTCACCAGTGTAGAAGTTACGGAGTGAAGCAAGAGCTTGCACCTCAGTAATATCTTCGATGATGCGTGAATACTCGTAGTGCTTGTCAATGACAATCTGTACTTCTGACTCGGTGTCGTTCTGTACAGTTACCGCAGTGTTTTCTGCTTTAGCGTAAGCAGCGCCGCGGATAGGAGCAGGAACGTGAATCGTGTCACCTTTCTTGCCGCTCATTGTCATTTTCTTTACTAGGTTCGCGAGGATGAGGTTCTTCTCATACGCCGCGCGAATCTCGTCACTCCAAATTTCGGGTACAAAAGTAGCCGCTGAAGTGTTATCTACAAAACCGCCAGTGGCGGGAAAAGTTGATGTAGCCATGATCTAATACCTATTAGTTACGTACGCGCCCTTCCTGATACGCCCGCATTATCTCACCTGATAATGATTGATAGCGTTTCGGGTCGTTGCGCATTAAGTCAATAATGTCGCTTCGGCGATATATCTTCTTGCTTGGAGCTTCGGTACTGCCTGATGCTCCGCCCGTTGATGCTGCGTTCAATGCCTGCTTACGCTCTTTGCGCTCAACTTCTACAGTCTGAGTTGCGACATTACGAATCTCTTTCCAGGTGGAAAACAATTCATCCGCTGCGTCATAGTTGTATTGGTTGTTCGCTTGCTCGTATAGCTGTTGTCGGACTTTGCTACCTGTCACCCATTTCTGGAATTCAGGACTCATAGCAATGTCTTTCAAGTCAGGATGCTTCTGCTGTAACGCAGAGAGAGTCTGACTTTGTTGCATCTGAACACCTAACTGCTCCAACTGTTTTAGTGTTGGATGGTTTGCAATCTTGTGCTCTACAGCTTTATCGGGGTCAGCAAAGAAATCTATCTCCTCGGCCTCTTCCGGTTCATTTGATTTCGTCTGCTTGAGAATGAAATCGTCTACAACGCTTCTTAATTTACCTACCTCTTGCCCTTGCTGACCGATGCGAGACTCTGCCTCTTGGTGCATCTTAATCAACTCGGCTGGAGTTTTACCTCTATACTGCTCAGGTAAATCATCTGCTGCGGCTGCCTCATTAGAATCTTGTGATTCCTCCAAGACCGCTTCATCGTTGCTTTGCTCATCTACCTCTTGCTTAACTTCATCAATTAATTGTGCCACTATTTAACTCCATAACTAACAAGACCGATTTAGCTACCCCGAAGCGGGACTATTACTCGGCTGCCTTGCGTTCCTTTTTTATCTTCTGCTCTCTATCTCTTGCCCATTTCATGGTTGCGCCCGGAAACGAACCAGATATTGGGTCAAGGACTACACGAGGTGCAGAGATAATCCTACTACTATTGCCACCACAGTCAGGACAGGGACGGTCTTGATCAGTTTTCACAAAAGCCTCGTGTATGTGGCCTTTTTCACACTGAAAATCAAAAACTTTCATTACTATCCCCGCTATCCTCTTTCTGCAAATGGTCAATCGTAGATTCTAAGTTGAGCATAAAAGAGAGAATATTTAACTGCCCTTTCCGAAAGAACATATCCTCGTTATCTCTTGTTGCCTCAACTGAATTTATTTGAAGAGCATTGGCACTTAGCTCTTTCATTAACTCTTTCCAGCCCTCAGTCATAAACGTATCCTGAAGGTCGTTACAGTATTTTTCTGTTTCCTTATCCATTCTTAGGTCGCCCCCTCTTCTTGGCTGACTCTTGCAAGTCTTTCTTCAAGTCGTGGAGCAGAGAGTTCTGCGTTGACTCGACTAGCTGTAGTCGCTTGTCTATGCGCTCTAGAATGCCGTTGATCTGTGTAACGACTTCTTGTAACTCTCGTTGACTTACCATTAGGATATAGCCTTTGCTGCGTCAAGGTTTAGTCTCTTCTCTTTTAGAGCTGTGTCTGCGACCTTTAGCCTTCTTTCAAACTCTTTATCATCTGCCGTCCCTACTTTGAGGTTGGCGGTGATAGCCTTAATTTGATCTGTTTCTAGCTCCACAGGGATAGCCTTGGTCTCTCCGTCGATCTTCTGCGCTCTGGCTTGTGACTCTGCGGCCTGACCATTCAGAGCGTTAGTTTGAGACTGCTGGAAGGCCATCGCTGCTTGCTGTTGAGCCTGTTGAGCTTGTTGTTGCTCAGGTGAAGGCTGTGAGGCTTGAGATAGTGCAGCAATCAACTCTTCTCTGTTAGAGAGATTCATATTGTCTATGATTGACTGAATCAAAGTAGGATACAGGGGTGAGTCTTGACCCATTGTTAGATCGTGACTGGGAAACAACAAGCTCAAC